AGTAGTAAAATCGTGTTTACCCTCAAGAAGTTCTTTCTTGAAAGAAGTACACATTGCGTTTCCAGTAAAGGCCATGTCAAAGTCTCCTTATAAGTTCAGCCAGTTGGGGATGACCTGCATCTTTTATTGCATTGCATACAGTGGTGCGGTCACTACGAATAGCCTGTCTCATATAGTATTCGACAAGCTTTTCAACGTGCTTTGAGAAAGCACGAGCTTGATCTCTTATCCCAGGATGGGCGGTATCAGAGACCGAAATTACTTTTTCCACGCATTGCTGCGCTAATTCTTCAGGAGTAAAACCCCTATTGTCTGTTGTTCTGACTCCAACAATAGGCTCATCTTTTGGTACGCTTATATCTATTTTAAACATTACATCTCCATCCTTGGCTGACCATCACGGTAATTATCCCGCTTTAACCTACCCTCTCCTAAAACCATTAACCTTTGTAATGCTTCATCAAATTTTTCTTTATACATTGCAAGAACATCTTGCTCACCCTTCATAAAAATATAAGCATTTACTAAACTACCATATAGTAAAGCCTGCTCTGCATTATCACCTAACCATGAGGTGCTAGAAGTAACAATTGATGGTGGATCGAAATAATAGTGCAATTGAACTAAATAAGTAGTGTCTGGTGTTGGAGCCACTATAAAGTTACCAGAGGAACTGGGTGATGTTACATCTCCATCAAACTCTGAATAATATTTTGGAAGCCCAGTCGTTGATTGATTAGGGTATGCTTCACGCATAAAGTTTACATCTTTTTCAATGAGAAAATTATAATTACTACTTCCATCAACTACAGCAAAAGAAAACGGAGCTAAGAAATCTGAAGGTCTGGCAACGTATGGACTACTAGCAGTCATGTTGGCAGTCACGTTCTTTCTAAGCTCTGGAATCATTACAGTTCTGTATATCAGTTCCTCTGCCTGCCTCACAAAGGTAGGTATCTCTGCAACAAAAGTTGTTTCGTTATTCTCTGTAAAGTCCTGTATAGACTGTAGTAACTCAGCGTAATT